CGTTGGTTGAACAGACCAATGCCTATTATGAAAATCTGCAAGGTCGTTTGAAAAGTCTCAGCTCTACACGTGGTTATGCAACATATTTTGAATCATGGAGCCCAGCAGACATCACTGACGAAGAAGTAGTAATTGAAAGTTTGAAGAATCTGTTTGTAAAACAAACAATTGACACCAGGATTGAGTCGGCACTTCCGCTGTTGGCTCGTATACAACAACAAGGAACCGACATGAAAGAAGCCAACATATTTGAAGCATGGGTAGAACGCCTAGCAGAAGGAACCTGGCAAACACCAGACACTCCAGAAAAACAAGCGCAACTGGTAGAACTACTAAGCAAGGACTTACCAGTAGGAGCCGATGCCACCAATGCCACTGAGCAGTTATATGATCTCCTGGGCGACGATGAACTGTTTGATCAGTTAGAAGCCTTGGCAGAACAAGATGCAAACGCAGATGCCCGCCAGGTCATCTATGATCGCATGCAGATGTTGAGCGACAATCCAGATGTGCGTTCGGTAATTGAACAGTTACAGATTGATCCTGCAGCTGAAATGAATCCAGATGAAGCTACCGATGCTGAATATGCCGACACCACAGTTGGCAACGAGCCATCTGGTGGTGTACAAGGCAAGGTTAACAGTCTAACCGGACTGCAAGAAAGTCGCATGTTAGACGAAAACAAAGAAGCCTTGGAACATATCCTGGATAGATTCAAGCACGAAGTTCGTAAATTTGAACAGGGCGGCGACCTGGACGAGCATCTATATGATGCATTGTTTGACTACTACTGTGACTGTGGTGAAATACCATACGGAGTACAAAAAGCCCGTGATGGCGATCCACGCGAATGGGTAGCACAGAATCTTGAAAGCCACCTACGCGGCGGTGGTATCATTGGTGGAAATCCTGATGAAGACATGGGCGTTGAGCGCGAAAGTGTAGGCGACTACATGGAAGAATTCAAAGATCCCATGACTCAAACTGAGGATCCATACAATTCTACCGAGCCTGCTTATCCTGAGTATGAAGATCCACTAAGTGGCATATTAAAAAGTGCCGGTGTACCAGCCGAAGAACGTCCTGCTCCTGAGTATGATCATGCCGACATGGAAGAAGGTGTAGTTGGTGCGGCATTGGGTGGCATTGCTGGTGCGGCATTGGGTGGACCGGTTGGAGCTGTAAGAGGTGCAACTTTGGGCAACGCCATTGGTGATGCTATCAGCCCAGACGACACCCAAGAAACAGACGAGTGCGATACTTCCCCACTTAAAGGACAGTACGGACATTCGGGCAAAATGAAACCGGTGGCCAAGGACTTGAGCTTCTTGGATAGACTCAAAGAACTTTCGGGACTTAGAAAATAGCATTCTGAACAACCGCGTCATAAATATCATTGACGCTTTCAAATAAAGCGTATATACTGTATCAAGTGTATGCGCTTTTTTGTTGGCATCACAGGCAACTAGAATCTAAAATTTAGATAGGCAACAACCATAAAACTTGAAAGGCAACTATTATGGCATCTTTAGCAGAAATTCGCGCACGACTGGCCGCTAGCGAATCAAAACAAGGCGGTAACAACTCCACAGGCGGTGACAATTCAATTTACCCGCATTGGAACATGGAAGAAGGTCAATCATGTACCTTACGCTTCCTTCCAGATGGAAATACCAAGAACACATTCTTTTGGCAAGAACGAGCCATGATCCGTTTGCCATTCAATGGCATCAAAGGTGAGATGGAATCCAAACAGGTGTACGTACAAGTACCTTGCGTGGAAATGTGGGGCGAGACCTGCCCAGTGCTTACCGAAGTCCGTACCTGGTTCAAAGACAAGGCACTAGAAGAAATGGGTCGCAAGTATTGGAAAAAACGTTCATATATTTTCCAAGGCTTTGTACGTGAGAATCCACTCGGCGATGACAAGACTCCAGAGAATCCGATCCGTCGCTTCATCATTGGTCCTCAGATCTTTACTACCATCAAAGGAGCCTTAATGGATCCTGAACTGGAAGAATTGCCAACCGACTACCTGCGTGGCCTGGACTTCCGTATCAGCAAAGGAAGCAAAGGCGGTTTCGCTGACTACAACGGAAGCAAGTGGGCACGCAAAGAAACAGCACTCACCGAAGCCGAACAGGCAGCTGTTGATCAATATGGCCTTTTTGATCTGAGCACATTCTTGCCCAAGAAGCCTGGCGAAGTTGAACTCAAGGTCATCAAAGAGATGTTTGAAGCATCGGTTGATGGTCAGAGTTACGATACCGAGCGTTGGGGACAGTATTTCCGTCCAGCCGGAGTAAATGCTCCTGCAGGTGTTGCAACAAGCACCCCAGCGGTGGACGAAGATGCTCCAGCACCAGCGGCTAAGCCAGCACCTGTTGCCACATCATCCAGTGACTTTGATGATGAGCCAGCAGTGGCATCAGCACCAGTGGAAGCCAAACCTGCTGCTAGTGGTAATGCTCAAGACATCTTGGCCATGATCCGCGCTCGCCAGAAACAGTAAAGATAACCAGAGTGTTGTTAGTAAATTACTACCCATGTAGTTTCGGCGACACTCTGGCATCCATGTTTGCTGGTGTTGGAATACAGCGCAAAAACAATGTGACCGTAAGCCCTGACAGTTTGTTAAAACAGCCAGGGTTTTACACGTTGTCGCAACAAGATAAAATAATTGAATGGAACAAGATTAAACATCATTCAGTGCTGGGCTGTCATAGACAGAGTGGTTTTGATTACAATACCATTGAGCCGGTATCGGTGATCAGCGTCACTATCGCAGATCGTGATTGGTTCTATCAACGCATTAAAAAAATACATTGGGAACAAAATCTTGCACAACCAGAAAATCCTATTTTAAAACGGATCAAAGAACGATTGACAGAAAACGAACTAGATCAACTGATTGAATCTGACTATAGATCTTGGTCTCGAGCAAACATATTGGAATCAGACGACATACTACCGTTTGAATCCTTACTAGACGGATCTGTTGTAGCTTGGGCACGTCAACGACAGTTGACCATTGACCCTGAGTATTTAGAAATTATTCGCGACGAAGTGGCCACCTATCAATGACCCTGTGTGTTAATCCTTTTCGTAATATCAGTTGGACTGCTACCGGGCATGTCACGCCCTGCAACAACATGATAGGTTTTCCAAGATCTCAATCTGTTGTGGCAATGAAACAAACACAAGAATATCAGCAGTTGACCGAAGACAATAACAATGACATTGCCAATATTTTTTGTCAACGCTGTTGGGATAAGGAATCCATTGGGTTGGTAAGCAAACGACAAACAGACAACAGAATAGATCAGATCTATTCTCAGCTGGATCCAGAGTACGTCAAAATTGATGCGGCCATTGGTGATGTGTGCAATGCCGCCTGCAGGATATGCGGTCCTGACAGCAGCACCATGTGGCAAAAAATCGTACCGACATGGTCACAGCCTACGACAGAATCCACCGTGTGGACCGAAGCCATGAACCGTGCCGATCATGTATTGCAGTTGGACTTTGGCGGTGGCGAACCCTGGGCCAATGCTGTACCAGAACAAACAGCACTATTGGAACAAATTATAGCACTGGATCGCCAGGATCTGGTCAAAATACGCTACAATACCAATGGCAGTCTTTGGCCTTCGCGATTGATCGAGCTGTTGCAACAATTCAGACAGGTTGAAATCACCATAAGCCTTGACGACATAGAATCTAGATTTGAATATAACCGGTGGCCCTTAAAGTGGTCGGTGGTCAATGCCAATCTAGATAAATTTTTGCTACTTCAAATCTCTTCCAATGTCAAGATAACTGTGAATTTCACAGTCAGTGTGTTTACTTGGCAACGTGCCCAGGTATTCAAGGACTGGGCCATTGGACGCGGTCTGGGTCAGGTCAATTTTAACATACTGTTGGATCCCTGGATCTATTCTATCAAATCTATACCTGTTGATGTCAAAAATACTTTGCCAACTACAATATTTGATAATATAGTATCTAGCACAGCACACGATGATTGGAAGCAAACATTTTTTAAAGTCACCAATGAGCTGGATCAACAGAGAAACCAATCATTTGTGAAGACTTTTCCAGAACTGGGCAACATATTATGAAGATAGCAATTACCGGACACACAGCCGGCATTGGACAGGCCTTGGCAGAGGAATACCGCTTGGACGGACACCAAGTGGTGGGACTCAGTCAGCGTGAAGGCAACAACATACGCAATACACCTAAGATTTGCGATCAGATTGAACCCTGCGACGTGTTTGTGAACAATGCACAGGCTGGATTTGCACAGACTGAACTGTTGTTTGAGATGGCTCAACGCTGGGCTGGAACCGGTAAACGCATCATAGTTATTAGCACACAAATGACGCAAGACCCAACGGCATTTGACATGTCATTGGACCAGTATAGAATACAAAAATTGGCCCTGGAGCAGGCTGTACAGCAGTTGCGTAACCGTCGACTGGGCGTGAAGATTATCTTGGTAAGACCGGGCAATATAGCCACCACCGCTGACAAAACAGTACCACCGGCTGCTGATGTTAACAACTGGGCCAGGACCTTGCTAGATCTTTGGAACATGGCCGAGCGCAATGGCCTGCGTATTCCAGACATATCGTTGGGGCCAGCATGACACCCAAAGACATGCTGACCAATCCATATTTTTGTCCCATGCCCTGGACCGGGCTCATGTACAACTTTGATGGTACAGTAAAAAACTGTATCCGTAGTGATACCAAAACAGGAGCTTTGGGCAATATCAAGGACCAGCCCATTGAGCAGATCCTATTGGGTACAACCAACGCGACCAAACAACAAAACATAGTCACAGGCAATCCGGCCACTGGTTGTCATACTTGCTATGATCTCGAACATGGCAAGCGCGGATTTGACATTATCAGTGATAGGATTTTCTACATCAAAGAATTCAAACAAACTCCGGTAGATCTATATCAACCAGGACAGCATGATCTACAAACCATTGATGTACGTTGGACCAACACCTGTAATCTGGCCTGTGTGTATTGTAGTCCAGAATTCAGCAGTCGATGGGCCGACGAATTGGGAGTTGTAATAGATCGACCGAGCGATGCTCAACAACAAAACTTTACACAGTATATCTATGAGCATGCCCACGATTTAAAACATGTTTATCTAGCCGGTGGTGAACCATTGTTGATGAAACAAAATCTAGAACTGCTGGCAAAACTTAACCCCGACGTGAATCTTAGGATAAACACTAATCTCAGCAAGGTTGATACTGGGGTGTTTGATCGACTGTGCGAATTTCAAAATGTACATTGGACTGTGAGTGTAGAAAGTTTAGCAGAACAATTTGAGTACATACGCTTTGGAGGATCTTGGTCGGACTTTGGTGAAAATTTGGATCGCATACGTAACCTGGATCATCGAATCAGTTTTAACATGTTGTGGTTCTTATTGAACTATGATACCATATTTGACTGTGTGGATTATTTGAAAGGTCTAGGATTTCACAACAACAGCTTTGTAATTGGTGCCTTGCTTGAACCAGACTACCTAAATATTAGACATTTACCAAATCATGTGTTAAACTTGCTAAAGACTAAATTGGAATCGCGTATTGCCGAACAGCCGGGATACTTGTTGGAAGACAGTTATCGAAACATGTTGCATTACTTACAAGAACCAATTGAACAGAATTTGTCTAGATCTTTTGAGCAGTTGTCTCAGATGGATCAGAGACGTGGAGTAGACAGCAGTGAGATTTTTACAGAATTATACAAACTTAAAGAAGGAAAGTAATCATGGCCAAACCATTTGACGTATCAAAATTCCGCAAGGATATCACCAAAAGCATCGACGGTCTCAGTATTGGATTCAACGATCCCACTGACTGGATTTCAACAGGCAATTATGCCTTGAACTATCTTATCTCGGGCGACTTCAACAAGGGCATTCCCCTTGGCAAGGTCACTGTGTTTGCAGGTGAGTCTGGAGCAGGCAAGAGCTATATCTGCTCAGGCAACATTGCTCGTAACGCACAGCAACAAGGTATCTTTGTTATCTTGATTGACAGTGAAAATGCGCTGGACGAAGATTGGCTCAAGGCCTTGGGTGTTGATACTGACGAAAGCAAGTTACTGAAAATTTCAATGGCCATGATCGATGATGTGGCCAAAACAATTAGCACATTCATGGCCGACTACAAAGCACTTCCAGATGGCGAGCGTCCAAAAGTCATGTTTATCATTGACAGTCTAGGCATGTTGTTGACGCCCACAGACGTGAACCAGTTTGATGCCGGTGAAATGAAGGGCGACTTGGGTCGCAAGCCCAAGGCACTTACAGCCTTGGTTCGGAACTGTGTCAACATGTTTGGTAGCTATAACGTAGGACTTGTGTGTACCAACCATACCTATGCTAGTCAAGACATGTTTGATCCAGATGATAAAATTTCTGGAGGTCAGGGCTTTATCTACGCAAGCAGTATTGTGGTAGCCATGAAGAAAATGAAACTCAAAGAAGATGAGGATGGCAACAAGATTAGCGAAGTCATGGGCATCCGCGCCGGTTGCAAGGTCATGAAAACACGCTATGCCAAACCGTTCGAAGGTGTGCAGGTCAAGATTCCATACGAAACAGGCATGAATCCCTACAGTGGTCTAACTGACTTGGCTGAGAAAAAAGGACTACTTAAGAAAGACGGCAATCGTTTGATGTTTGTAACGTCAGATGGTGAGATCATCAAACAGTTCCGCAAGGCCTGGGAGTCCAACGAAGACGGTTGTTTAGACAAGGTCATGGCCGATTTTTCCAATCAGAAGGAAACGGTAAGTACAGAAGAAACAGCAACGGAGGAATAATATGTCAGTAGATTTAGCGAGCGAAATTTGGGCAGAACTTAAACGTTATGTAAACAAGGTAGATCGTGACGAAGCTGCAGAAGCCATGGTTTCGGTCTTAATCGATAACGATATATCTGCTGACGAGATCAAAGATGCATTCAAAGGCGACTCAGACGTCAAAGGTGCCCTGGCACACTATCTCAAAGACCATGTTGAAGACGATGAGGACGAAGATGATGATGAGGACAAAGACTGGGAAGACGACACGGATTATTGAATAATCCAAAGCACGGTAATGCACATGCAACTATGCATAGAACTAGGGTTTGACCAATTCAAATTACATTTCCAGGTACTAGACACTC